GTTATAAGCAATGACGGCATAAACCAAATCACCTGCCATAGCCTCCATAATAGCAATATCCTCCTCGGCATAATAACATTCACGAGCAAAATCAATCATAATTCTAAGGGCAGCGAAGATTAATTGGGAGGGCAATTTTTGATCATACTTGCTATAATCACCGCCAACAATCCGATTAGTTCCGAATTTTGTGGCGTACCCGTGAAATTGCTCCCACTCATTTGAGTGGCAGTTTATTCCTACAGCACATTCGAAATCCAACGGGTTCAACTGAATGATTCTGGTCAATGGAAGAAAATACATCCTGAGTACAAAAACAAGCTCAAACGAATTACTATAAAATATTCTACATTTTTCCTTTGTTAAGATTTCGTCTTTCTTGCAAGCCTTGGTCAGGCATTCCATCCTTCTCCCGGTCTTGAGTATAGCAATCTTGTCGCGTATCCTTTCTATCATCTCAGGTATAATTTCGCGGTCAAATGCCTCCTCTGGGAGATAATCATCTTCCAATCGATCGGTTCCAAGCAGCAGAGCGTATTCACTCTTCTTACCAGTTAATGGAGGTCCTATCGTGCTCTTCCAATTCATGGGGTTAATGAATTTCACCCCCTTTATACCATTGGTTGTCTCATGCTCAGTGAGTGGTTTAGTACCAGCGTACATCTTCCTCTTACAAATTGGGAGAATGTGAGAAAGATAATCCTTCACGGCTTCGTCTAGCAGCTCTCCGGGAAACGGATGGCCAGGCAATGCCATATTGGCGGCACAAACTTGAAAAGCGTGCCACTGTGGGGACATCTTCGGGCCCCGAAAATTGTTCGGGAAGCCCATCCTATCTATGACGTATTCACTAATAAGAGATACTCTAAAGCAAGTCTTGTCGTGAGCCCTGGTACCACTAGCATTGTGCCAGCGCCACTGCCCCTTTGGTGGACAGTAATTTACCCAAGATTTCTCATGAGGATTTGGCTTCTCCACAACAGTAGGGACATTCAAACATTGTTTCTCAAAAACTCCAGATGATCCACTCAACAAAATGCTAGCCTTCTTCGACAGAACCTTGAGAGCATCCTCGTAATCCCGTTGAGTCATTATGCTGCATATTCCGAGAGCAGTGCCATCTTTTCCAGCTGTATGCATTCCTAATATTAAAGCTTGATTATTACTAACCATTGAAGCACCACACAGTCCATTGAAAGTGTGTATAGAGGAATTGCATAGCCAAGAATTGTAGACAATATTGAGCTCAGGTATATTTGCACGCCCATAATCGGCGCTACCTATTGGGAAATTCATTTCATAATCATCCCCTCTATACACTAGAGTGTAATCCACCGCTGATTTCGAAGGGTGGGAGGGAAGCAAAAACTTAGATAAATCC